AATTATCAGTGGGAGGTTCTTGACCACCATACATCATTTTTATAAATTCTTTTTTTGATAATTCCGATAAAGGAATTCGAGTATTACTTCCGAAGAATAAATTAGGAGTGAAATCACCTTCGTTGCTTGATTGCTCCTCTAAAATACCACTATGTGATAATTCGTACCAAAAAGCAATAGCGTCGTCAGAATACATACTTTTTATAAAGCGAATAAGATTAGTATCGTATTTTGAAGCATCAAGTCTTTCTTTCAGCAATGAAGCATAGTGCCGAGCTGAATCATCAACGGATTGTTTGTATCCCAAATATAAACTTGCCATTCCAAGATTTTCCATAAAATATTCCTCGTCTAATAAAAATTCAGCAATAGCGTCTGTGCTGTTTAGTTTTGAATATACACTCCGAATTAACAAACGGCGTTGACGCTCGAAATTGTCATTATTCTTTTGCATCGGCATTTACTTCACCTCCTTGATTTACAATTCTAACCTCTTTATATCAAATTTTTTATTATTGATATAATTCAAGAACATTTCTTTTGCAGGGAGCAATCTAATTTGAATGTCTTGCAACCCGAGCTTTTGCAGCATAGGAAGAGTTGCACATCCTTTGGATATGATGTTTTCTTCTGCCGTGGGCATAAGAAAACAATTTTTTACAATTGCTATATTATGATTTTCCAAAAAGTCTCTGTAAGCCATTTCATACAGATATTGTTTGGTAATAGATTCTATGCCCGGCTGTCCTCGAAGAGCCTTTTCTTTTTCAAGTTGCAAATTATAGTATTTTGCATCGAAAATAATAAACTGAAATTGCTCGTTTTCACACACAATGGAAATTAAATCAGGAACTAAAGTATCTTGAGCCTCTTTGGTAAATTCTTCTCCCGTAGGAGTTGAACTATTCCACAGAGGCTTTTCAATTAGTTCGATAAGTTTCACATCTCTTTTTTCTTTGTATGTACCAGACAAAGAGATGGGCAATGCACCTAATGGCTTCTGTAGTTGGTTGTCCATAACATCTGCACAAACTTTTTCCCACACCAAATTAAAACTGTTTGTGCCAAACATACTGAAGCAGTCCAAGTCATCAAGAGCACTGCTATTCGCTATATATGCATACAATGTTTTCAACAACAGTTGTTTTCTGGTATTGAACTGAATGTTAAGCTCCTTGTTTATGCGGTCAAGAATATAATCTTTTTCACCAAAATCATCTATCTCTTCATCGGAAACATCAACACCTGCTATGTCAAACAAATCCAACAAATCCGCATTTTTTAATTCTGTAGTACAGCGGGTAAGTATACACTCATGCAATCGTTTAAAATAATCAAAGTCATCATTTACACGATGTAAAGTCAAAAGCTCTGGATAATATGGCCGATTGTTGCTTAATAGCGTAAATGTTTCGTTTATGGTTTTGTCCCATAATATTTCTCCTGCGCCATTGGATTCAATTATGTCTTGGGTGTTTGTATATGCTCCGTAATCGTAATAATCCTGAAGTAAAAACAACATCACCGCAAGCATATTAAATGCACTGCTGTCACTTGTTTCGTTATACATACGAATAATCTGCTCTTTAGCATTATATTTTTCCAAGACCTTTAGAATTTGTTTCAATTCAGTTTTTGGAGATGTTGCTTTCATTAGATATTTAGGATAGCATTTTAACACACGTCCCTCAATAGTTAAAACTCCAACGAAAGTGAATACATACATATATTCGTTTTCGCCAATTTCAACATCTGCAATTTCAACATATTCATCAACTAAATCAGTTAAATCTCTTTGTGTATCGGAAGCACTAACTGCCTTGAGAACTCCGTATTCTTTTAATCGCTTTAATATGTGTACAGTTTTTTCTTCAGAACACGCAAACGCCTTCACTAACTCACTTTGAGTATATCGCTGTTGTTCTCTTAAAAACACAGATATCATTTATCCTCATCCTCTGGTCTTATAGTAAATTTATCTGCAATATTATCGCAGAAAATACGTACACCTTTTTCTTCAAATGCATTGCATATTTTTGAATACTGATTTCTTGCTTCTTCTTCGCATCCAGAAAACAAAGACTGCCTTTTCTGCTTTGCAGCATCATCAAACAAATACATAATAACTTTGTTTTTGAAAATACGAATGAACGAAGAGACGTCAATATCTTGTCCTTCGGGAAGATTCTTCTTTGCTATAAAATAAGGTCCCATTAACTTATCCTCATTTACCTTATATTTTAGCAATTCGCTATTTATGGCTTTGCGTAGCTCGTTCCATTCAATGACTCTGCGGTCTTGACCTTTGCCAAGTATAACCTTTTTTCCTTTAATTCCAGCTTCGCTATCATCAATTCCAAGATATGTAAAGTCCCATCTACGCTTAAACGCAGTATCCATCGGGAAAACTCCCTGATCAGCACTGTTCATTGTAGCCCATATAAACATATTATCGGGGATTCTTATTTCGGAATAAGAATCTGGGTCGCCACCAAGTTCTTTTGCAAGATATTTTCTAATATCTTCTGAAGCTTGAATTGGGTATTCACTAACTTCGTCATCACCACGGTCAAGAAGCTGAAAAACATCACCGAACACTGCTGCAACATTAGCTCGATTTATTTCTTCAATAACAAGGAGATGTGGCTTTGGTGAATCTGTTCGGCTGTTTTTTAATGCTTTCACATAGGTTCGCATAAATGGACCGGGAACATACGAATATGTGATTGCATCTCCATCATTAATTTTACAAGGAACAGGTTTGTATGTGCCTACAAAATTTGCATATGAATAATCAGGATGGAAAGTAACCCTCTCATACTCACCACCTTCAGAAAGAAGTAGCTCTCTTTCTTGATTCAATGTATAACTTTTTCCTGTACCGGGTGCTCCAAAAAGTATACGATTCCGAGGAAAATTGCTTTGATATCCCGTTTTAAATACAATTTCACTTTCTACGAGTACATTTTTTGTGTCTGCTGCTTCAACATAGTTATCCCAAAAGACTTTATTAAATACAACATTCGAGATGCCGCACCTATCAGCAAACAGCTTAATCTGTCCCATTCGTACAAGAGCATATTTTTCCTTTGAGATTCCGAGTGCGTCTAATACAGTCCTTTGAGCATAATCACTGTAGTCAGGGGCAAAATAATTCGGAAATAGCATTTGATAATACTTTAAAAACCATGCTCTATCAATATCACCTTCGGTGACATCTCTTAAGATTGCATAAAGTCTTTTATAGTCGTCAATTGTGGAAATTTCACCAAATTCACCAATCGCTTTAGCACCAGCAACAAGTCTGTCTCTTATGTTTGTGCCGATTTCGATAGCTTCTTCGAGCGTATATTTTTCAGGATTATGATGTGAGCCTCCAGTCCATTTTCCGTCAGAAGCAAAATACAAACCATATTTGTATGAGCTACCGCCCTTAATACTTCCAAAGTATTCACGGTACTCTGTGCTAAACTCTAAAATCCTGCATAGATTATCTGCGTTTTTATCGTTGAGAAAAATGTTTGTTAAAACATCTTCGCCAGATAATTCAATCAATTTGTCGGGCGAAAACTTTTCTTCAAATGCCTTAAGAAGTTTACCAGCTTCTTCATCGAAATCCGGGTATTCCTTTGATTTAGAAGCAAACCATTCTACTGTAAATTCTCCATTTGAAGAAACAAACATATCTTCGTCTGATTTGCGAGTCAAAATATAGAACTTGTCGAGTGGTTCGTCTGAGAGAAGAAAACACATATGAATGTTTGAACCAGAGTAGAGGGTTTGAATTTGTCCAGCAGCTTTTAGGTCTGCTGCTGATTTTTTAATTACGTTATTAAAAAGAATCGACTTAAAATCAGTAACATAATTCATTTTAACATAAAACTCTGCTTGATTGTCTTCTACAAAACTTTGATTGTATTCAATATTGACCTTATTACCATTATCAAACCACTGACTCTTGTAATTCTTTAAATTAAATTCTTCAACAAAGATATTGATAATTTCTTCATTAGTACATTCTTTGTCAAAGCCATGCCTTCTCAAGAAAAAAACTGCACACGAGAGTAAATCAATCTTTGTTTTTATGTAAATATCAAAGAATGTGGACACCCAATCTCTTGCAAAAATGATATAACTGGGTTTCGCTGCTTCAAATGAATCTTTAGGTTCTTTGTCAAAAACCATACTTAATTGTCTACGCAATCGTTCGCCATCGACTGTATAGCTAACATTTTCCTCAATATTTTCTGACAAACAATTCAAAATACAAAACAATCCCCCCACTTTTGGGTCAAGATTTTCAATATTTTTGTTAGCTTGTGCTATTGTTTCTGCGGTAAAGAAATACATTATTTACCCTCCAATTCAAGTTTTTTTATTATACATTTTACTATTTCAGTTAATACGGGAACTGAAACCGAATTACCAAATTGTTTGTAAGCCTGTGCTGCGGAAACGGGTATCTTAAAGTCGTCTGGAAAACCTTGTAATCTTGCCGATTCACGAACTGATAATTTCCTTTTGATATCCCAAAGTTTTGGTGTACGATTAGCAATAATTGTTGAAGCATATGAGTCTAAACATGAGTAAAAAGCTTCCTGAATTTGTGTTTTCGCAGGGTCGCCAACATGAAAACGCAAACTACCATCAGGCTTTTGAAATGAATACACACCATATTTACCTTTTTTTGTATTTGGTGCGTATTTAGAATTGTCATGTTTTACCCTAACTTCTTGTTCGTGCTCAAAATGATATTTAATACGTTCCAGTTCAAACTCTGGAAGAACTAAAGAAGGGTCGTCGTTATCCAAATCGATAATATCTCTAAGTACAACTCCCTTTTGTGTGCCTGTTGGGAACTTGAAGTCGACCTTCTTTTTAAATCCAACGCAATACCAACGTTCTCTTTTCTGAGGAAGTCCGAAATCTAAAGAACAGAGAACACTTTCGTGAATATCGTAGCCAAGTTCATCTGTCAAGATGCGTCGAATAGTCTCTATAGTTTTTCCGTTTTCATGAGAAACAATTCCTTTTACATTTTCCAAGAAAAATGCTTGTGGCTGTCTATTTTTCAGTATTTCACACACATCAAAAAACAACGTGCCTTTTGTTTGGTCTTTAAAACCTAACTTTTGTCCAGAATAACTGAATGGTTGACATGGAAAGCCTGCACAAAGCACATCAAAATTTTTTGGAATCAAAGCCTTCGTTTCAGGTTTAGTAATATCGCCAAATGGCACTTCACCATAGTTTTCAAAGTATGTTTGTTTTGCTGCATCATCCCATTCAGATGAGAAAACACATTTCCCACCAAGATTCTGCATAGCTAAACGAAAACCACCGATTCCAGCAAACAAATCAATAAAGGTAAACATCGATTCTTTATTAGCGTGAAAAGGAATACCAAACTTTTTATTAAAACTATCTGTTGATGGTAGTTTTTTAACCTCAATCCCATGCTCTAATAATAATTTTTTGTATTCAGTTGCTTCATTGTTGTCCTGTAATTGAATATAGTGACTAAGCAAAGCATATGATTCATCAAATTGCTGGTCACATAGATATGGCAAAAGTTTTTTATAGTTGGGGTTTTGATTCGTAGATAATATTTTTTCCATGGATGTGTTCCTTTCTTGAACTTCAAATATCCTTTTATTCGATAGCACTTTTTCCGCTTCTAACCCATTCATCTAATTCTGAAGCCTTAAATTTCCATAGCTTACCTATACGATGGGCGGGGATATCTGTTTTCTTTATCCAATTACGAATTGTGTCTTTGGTGACACCAAGATGGTTGGCTGCCTCTTCAATACCAATCCAACTTTCTGTATAATTTTCAACCATTTTTACACACCTCAAGTAAAATTTATAGTTATACATTATTTATTATAACATAGAAATGTGTATTTTTCAAGTATTTCGTATGATTTTGTGGTAATTTGTTGGATTTAATAAAAACAAACATATTTTGATAATTTTATTTTATCACGATAGGTGTCCATAAAACAGTACAGCATACTGAAAATAAAGTGAAAACAAAAAAATTTTAACCTACCGGACAGACTGTGTCCGCCTTAAGAATATCAATAATAACGCCATTTGCCGTGATTTCAGTTTTTCAAAACAACTGTTTTCACGGCATTTTTTTATGCAAAAAAGGACATTGCGTGTCCGTGTGCTTTTTGAAAAGATACTTTATAATTAAATCATAGAAAATAAAATATTCAAAGCCTGATTTGCAATAGGGCCGAGGATACAAATATTGACCTTTACCACATTTGTTGGAAAGCAATATAAGTACCCTTTTCTTGTTGCGTCCATTTCAGGCACAAGGAGTCTGTGGCTTATATTGCACAGGCTTTTTTTGTATCCTTTGCTCATCGCAACTGGCGGAAAGGATACTTATGAAAATAAAATATACCTTTTTAACAGGCGAAGCCACAGAAGTTGAAGTAAACGATGAGATTGGAACTCTTATTCTTGATTCAAGACGTAAAGAAAAAAATCGTGACCGCATGGAAGAAAGACATTGTTATTCAATGGATGCTATCGAATACGAGGGTATGGAATATGCAGACAATTCAACACCAGAAACAGAACTTATCACAAAAATAGATAATCGCATTTTAGCAGATGCTCTTGCACAGCTCACACCCATCCAAGCAGAGCGTCTCTTGAAACTTGCAAGCGGAATGTCGGTGAGAAAAATTGCGGAAAGTGAAGGCAAAGACCACAAGACAGTTCTTGAATCAATCAATGCTGCAAAAAAGAAAATAAAAAAATTTTTATAAACACCCCCCCAAACCCCCTCCTAAATGTCGGTATACCGAAAGGCACACAAAATCAGCCTTTCGGAAAGAAGGTATTACATGAAGCACAACTTACAAATTAGTGTTTCAAAAAAGCCGAAGTATGGTGGCATCGTTAGTTGTCGCAGCATTTCGGTAAGGGAGCGTGTTTTGAGGTTCTTGCTCGGTTCGCCCACCAAGCTCACAATTCTCGTTCCCGGTGACAGCGTAGAACAGCTGTCAATTAACGAAGTTCCGGGAGGTGAAACTTATGAAACTGTATGAAGTGAACCAAGCCATCGAGGACATCTTTGAAAGAATGGTTGACCCGGACACAGGCGAAATCATCGGTGATGATGCTCTTATGGAGGAACTTGCTGCCTTGCAAATGGAACGAGGTTGCATCCTTGAGTATCTTGCAAAGCTGGTGCTTAACAACAAGGCATCTATTGAATCCATTAAGGATGAGGAACGCAGGCTCCGTGACAGACGAGGCACACTTGAACGCAAAACCGAAAAGATTATGGAAATTCTCGACAGAGAATGTGCCGGACAGAAAACTGACTGCGGTGTTGCTACTTTCTGTTACAGAAAGACAGCACGGGTTGAAGTATCAGATCTTGACACAGCGGTTGCTTGGCTTGATGAAAACGGACACAAAGATTGCTATCGCATTCCCGCCCCGGAAATCAGCAAGACAGAGATTAAGCGTTTACTCACAGCCGGAAGCGAAGTCCCCGGTGTGGAATTGGTACAGGATTATTCCTGCAGTTTGAGATAAGGAGGATTTATTAAATGCTGAAAATTACAGATGGAAAAATCAAACGAGCACAGAAGGTGGTGCTATACGGAAGCGAAGGTATCGGTAAAAGTACATTCGCAGCGAGATTTCCGAACCCACTTTTCATAGATACTGAAGGCGGCACTTCACATATGGATGTCCGCAGAATTGAAAAGCCACAGACTTGGGATGAGCTGCTTGCGGTTCTGAACGAGGTTGCTATCACAAAGAACCTCTGTGAATCCCTTGTTATAGACACAGCGGATTGGGCGGAGCAGCTTGCCATTTCCCATATCTGCACAAAGTATAAAAAGACGGGACTTGAGGAGTTCGGCTACGGCAAGGGTTATACATACCTTGCGGAAGAGTTTGTTTCCTTCTTTGAAGTCCTCGACAAAATTATTGCATCGGGTGTGAACGTTGTTGTTACTGCCCATGCGAAGATGAGAAAGTTTGAACAGCCGGATGAGATGGGTGCTTATGACCGTTGGGAAATGAAACTGTCAAAGCAGGTCGCACCGCTGTTTAAGGAATGGTGCGATATGCTCCTCTTCCTGAACTACCAGACATTTGTTGTCGCAACCGAAAATAAATCGGCAAAAGTACAGGGCGGCAAGCGTGTCATTTATTCAAGCCATCACCCCTGTTGGGATGCAAAGAACAGACACGGACTGCCGGAAGTTATGGATTTAGAATACAGCAACATCGCTCATATTTTTGGTGGCGAGGCTGAAATTAAAACAGAAGATGCAACTTCAAAACTGCTTCTTATGCTTTCGGATGAAGGCATCACAGCGGCAGAGTTACAGAAGGTTGTCGGTGAAAAGACAAAGATTGACGCTTCTACTCCTATTACAGAATACAAGCCGGACTTTATCAACGGCTGGATTATGAAGTATTGGGAGCAGATTAAGAACATGATTTTAACAAGCAGAAATGATGAAAACGGAGGTAACGATAATGTATAACGAACAGGCAAATATGTGTATGGATTGGAACGACGCCATTGAAAACGATGGTCAGGAGTTCGTGATTTTAGAAGAGGGCGACTATAACTTTGAGGTTGTGGAGTTTGAGCGTGGCAGATATCCCGGCTCTGCAAAAATCCCCGCTTGTAACAAGGCAGCCCTCACACTTGCGGTTATAACCGAAGATGGCAAAAGAGCCACAGTAAAGTTTGACCTTATTCTTTTCAGAACCCTTGAATGGAAGATTTCGCAATTCTTCCGCTGCATCGGTCAGAAGAAGCACGGAGAAAGACTTGTTATGGACTGGAACAAGGTTCTCGGTTCAAAGGGTCGAGCAAAGTTCAAACCCCGTACTTACACCAATCGTGATGGCGAAGAAAGAGAGACAAACGATGTAGTAACTTTCTATGACTATGACGAGAGCTTCTTCGCAAACGATACCAATTGGACTGAAATTTCGGACGATGATGAACTCCCTTTTAATTAAGGAGGTTGTGAATGATGAAACTCAGACCTTATCAGGCTGAGGCGAAGGATGCAATTCTGCACGAATGGGAAACGGGGCACCAACGGACTTTGTTGGTGCTCCCAACCGGGTGCGGGAAAACTGTTGTATTCGCCAAAGTAGCCGAAGAACAAGTAAATAAAGGTCGGCGAGTTTTGATTATGGCTCACAGAGGTGAGCTTTTAACACAAGCCGCTGACAAACTCAAATTCGCAACAGGACTTGACAGCGTTCTTGAAAAAGCGGAAAGCACATCTCTCGGAAGTTCTCTTCCCGTTACCATCGGTTCGGTGCAGTCTCTTTCACAAGAGAAGCGTCTTGCAAAGTTCCCTCAAGATTACTTTTCTGACATCATTGTTGATGAGGCACATCATTGTTTATCGGACAGTTACCGCAAGGTATTAGACCACTTTTCGGCAGCGAATGTTCTCGGTGTTACAGCAACGCCAGACCGTGGCGATATGAAAAACCTCGGTGAATATTTTGACAGTCGTGCTTATGAATACACAATGACCCGTGCCATCCGTGAAAAATATCTCTGTCCCATAAAGGCACAGATGATTCCGCTTGAACTTGACATCAAAGATGTTTCCATTTCCAGCGGTGATTTTAGTGTTGGTGATATAGGCTTTGCACTTGAGCCTTTTTTGGAGCAGATTGCAAGAGAAATGTCCCATTACTGCGATGGCAGAAAAACTGTTGTATTTTTACCGCTTATATCAACGGCACAGAAGTTTTGCGACATTCTCAAAGCCTATGGAATGAACGCTGTAGAGGTAAACGGAAACAGCGAAAACAGAACAGAAATTTTGCAGGATTTTGAGGATGGCAAATATGACGTGCTTTGCAATTCTATGCTCCTTACAGAAGGTTGGGATTGTCCGTCCGTGGACTGTGTTGTTATCCTTCGTCCTACCAAAATGCGAGGTCTTTATCAGCAGATGGTTGGACGCGGAATGCGACTTCACCCCGGCAAGGAAAACTTGCTCCTTTTAGATTTCTTGTGGCTTACCTCAAGACACGATTTGTGCAGACCATCTGCTCTTATAAGCAAGGACACAGAAATTGCAAACAAGATAAATGAACAGATGAAAGACAGCGAGGATGGCGTTGACCTTATCGAAGCTGAAGAACAAGCCGAGAGAGATATTCTTGCCGAGCGTGAATCGGCACTTGCCAAACAGCTCGCTGAAATGCGGAAACGCAAAAGACAGCTTGTCGACCCGCTTCAATATGCACTCTCAATTGCAGCCGAAGACCTTATTGGCTATGTTCCCACCTTTGCTTGGGAAATGGCACCGCCTTCCGAAAAGCAGTTAGAGTTCCTTGAGAAGCGTGGCATTTTCTCCGAGAGCGTTGAGAATATGGGCAAAGCCTCACTTCTCATTGACAGGCTGAAAAGACGACAAGAAGAAGGTCTTGCAACCCCAAAACAAATCCGCTGCCTTGAGCGTTATGGTTTCAGGCAAGTCGGCACTTGGCTTTTTGAGGATGCAGGCAAAATGATATCAAGACTTGCCATGAACGGATGGCGAGTTCCGCACGGAATAACAGTTCACACATACAGACCATAAGACGGGAGGTTCATAAATGAAAACTATATTAGCAGCACTTGATGCCATAGATGTGGCATCCCTTTCATACCAAGAATGGGTTTCTGTAGGTATGGCACTTCACTCCGAGGGTTTTGACTGCTCGGTTTGGGAGGCTTGGAGCAGAAACGATAAAAGATATCATCCCGGTGAGTGTGAACGAAAGTGGCGCACCTTCAGTTCGGTTGCAATGCCTGTCAAGGCAGGAACAATTGTGCAAATGGCAAAAGAGCGTGGTTGGGTTTACAGAAACGAGGACGGGATTATGGATTGGAACGATACCATTTTAGAAGATGGCGATGGATTCACACCATACATTTCATCACAAACGGAACCGGCAACCGCACAGCTTATAACCTATCTTGAAACCTTATTTGATAAGGACGATTTTGTTGGCTATGTCACAACAGACGTGTGGCAAGACAATGAAGGCAGATGGCTTCCGAAAAAAGGTGTATATAATCGCACCGCCGGAGACCTCCTTGCATCTCTTAAGAAGCATCCAGAGGATTTGGGTGCAACAATCGGTGATTGGAAAAAGGACTGCGGTGCTTGGATTCGTTTCAATCCTGTCGATGGCGAAGGCGTGAAAAACGATAACATTACCAAGTTCAAGTATGCCCTTGTGGAATCAGACTCAATGCCGATTGCCGACCAAGATGCAATGTATCGCAAATTGGAACTTCCGATTGCGTGTTTGGTACATAGCGGTGGCAAGAGCCTCCATGCAATTGTAAAGGTTGATGCCGAAGACTACAACGAGTACAGAAAGCGTGTAGAGTTCCTTTATGACTTTTTGGAAAAGAACGGGGTTGTTGTTGATAAGCAGAACCGCAACCCCTCTCGTCTCTCCCGTATGCCGGGACCAACAAGAAACGGAAATCCGCAGTATTTGGTAGCAACAAATATCGGCAGAAAATCTTGGGTGGACTGGCTTGACTTTGCCGAGGGTGTTTCGGATGAACTGCCGGGACTTGTTTCTCTTAATGATTTCAAAGACAATTTACCGAAGCTCCCGGAAGAGCTTATAAAAGGGGTTCTTCGCTGCGGTCATAAAATGCTTATTTCCGGCTCGTCAAAGGCAGGTAAAAGTTTCTTGCTTATGGAGCTTTGCATTGCTATTGCCGAAGGAAAACCGTGGCTCGGATTTCCTTGTAAAAAAGGCAGAGTTTTGTATGTAAATCTTGAGATAGACCCTGCCTCTTGCATTATGCGTTTTATGAAGATTTACGATGCACTCGGTGTCAAAAAGCAGAATATGGAAAACATCGTAATTTGGAATCTCCGTGGTCACGCAGTTCCTCTCGACAAACTTGTGCCGAAGCTCATCCGCAGAGTACGAGACCAGCACTACGATGCAATTATTGTTGACCCTATTTACAAGGTTATTACCGGGGATGAAAACAATGCTTCTGATATGGCTTCATTCTGCAATCAGTTCGACAAGATTTGTACCGAGACAGGCTGTGCAACAATTTATTGTCACCATCATTCAAAGGGCGCTCAAGGTGCAAAAAAAGCAATGGACAGAGCAAGCGGTTCTGGTGTATTCGCACGAGACCCGGATGCCCAGCTTGATATGATTCAGCTTGAACTTTCGGAAAATCAGATGAACACCCTTCGTGATGGAAACTCGACAGCGTGGCGTTTGGAATGCAGCCTTCGAGAGTTTGAGAATTTCAAGCCTGTTAACTTTTGGTTTGAATATCCCATTCACCGAATAGATACGCAGGGCAATCTTGATACAGCATATACGGAAGGCAGCATTGAAGCTGCACGTGCAAAAAACAAGAAATGCACAACCCTTGAAGAACGCAGAGATTCACTTGACACAGCTTTTCAAGCCTGTTCTTTTATGCACCCTGTAACTGTAACGGCAATGGCTGAATATTTAGGAGTTACAGAACGCTGTATAAGGGACAGACTCAAGGAAGCAAAAGACATTTATTGGACGAAAAACGGAACTGTCGGAAAGCACGAAACCCTATAGAAACGGAAAACTGTAAAAACGCAGTTTTCTTCCGTGAACGGAAAACCTATTGTATATAGTCACTTCCGTTCCGTGCGTTCTCGTGTGTGGGAAAGGCTGAAAGCCTGCCTTTCCACACAGCGTAACGAAGAGTCAAGGCTTTTCCGACAGACAGGAGGAAATTATGGAATTTTTTATATCAATGAATCCACCTACTGCGACAGCACAAGAAAAGCAAGTCAGGGTGGTTAAAAATAAACCGATATTCTATGACCCGCCTGCGGTTAAGGAAGCAAAGAATGCCCTTCTTGCTCACCTTGCAGTACATAAACCGCAAAAACCGATGACGGGTGCAATCACGCTCCGGGCATTATGGCTGTTTCCAAAAGGTAAAAACCATAAAAACGGAGAGTGGCGAATTACAAGACCCGATACAGATAACCTTCAAAAACTCCTCAAGGACTGTATGACAGCTTGTGGGTTCTGGAAGGACGATGCACAGGTAGTTCGTGAGATTGCTGAAAAGCGATGGTCGGATGAGCCTTGCGGCATTTATATCGAGGTCAGCGAAATGGAGGGATAAAAATATATGACATATTTCGGTAAGAACGGTGAAGGTTACCCCGACCCCACAGCAAGTGCTGCAATCGGAAATATTCGCTCGGAGGAAAAAAGAAAGAAGCGTCACGAAAGACGGAAAGCAATACGGAAGGAAAATCGTGAGAAGCGTAAACAAGCTGAAAGGATGAAGGCAAATGACAAGTAATATGGACTGTTATGAAAACTTGGCTCAAGCCATTATTCTGCAAGCGGTGAAAGATTACAGGCGAACGGAATGCAGCAGTACGAAGGCACATATAATTCGATTTTTTCGTTCAGATTGGTTTAAGGTACTGACCAATTTGAACTGCGAAGTCCTTATATCAAAGTTGAAGGAGGAAAAAAGCAGATGAACGCAAAGGAATACTTATCACAAGCAAAATACCTTGATATGCGTATAAACTCAAAACTTGAGCAGTTGGAATCCTTAAATCTCCTTGCTACAAAAGCAACATCTGTTTTAACGGGAATGCCACATTCACCGAGTAAAAGCATATCTCCAATGGCTGATGCAGTCGTTAAGATTATAGCTTTGCAGGAAGAAATAAATCAGGACATTGACGACTTGGTGGATACAAAGCAGAAAATAACAAAGACAATAAAGGGCATCCAAAATGTGGAGTTTCAAACCATCTTGGAAAAGCGGTATTTATGTTTCTTTTCTTGGGAGCAGATTGCAGCAACAATGAACTATGACATAAGGTGGCTTCATCGGCTACATGGTAAAGCGTTAGAAGAGGTTCAAACCTTGCTTGATAAGTCGGCTTAAACAACAAGCCACAAAAAGCCATAGAAGTTCACATTGCTTTTATGTTATCATTATAATAGCAAAAAAGCATACACGATAAAGCCTTGTAGGAGCACCCCTCTCCTGCGAGGCTTTTCTTATGCCTGATTGGAGGTGAATGAAGTGCCGAAGAAACCAAAGCGTCCGTGTTCTTATCCCGGCTGTCCTCGGCTTACTGACGGAAGGTTCTGTGAGGAACATCAAAAGGCTGAAGCCAAACGCTATGAGACCTATGACAGAGACCCGGAAGTTCGTAAACGATACGGCAGAGCTTGGAAAAGAATAAGAGATAGCTATGTGGCGGTGCATCCTATATGTGAACTTTGTG